GTATCTTCGCCTTGGGATTTCAAATACAGTTTACTCGTTTTGTATTTTGCGTCAACTGAGGCAAATGATTTGGTTGTTGTTTTTGCAAAGTTATCATACAATGTTCCATTCTGAAACTGCAAGAACGAATCTAGGTCAAAGGCTTTCAATAGTCTTTCTTCAATGAATGAACTAACATCTAACAAAGGAATCGGTTCTTTGTCTGAATTGTATTCTGCATAATATAGGGCATCTATTATACACGCCAAGAAAGACTTGTTTAAATTCTTCTCAACTCCATGTCTTAATAAACACGACGATTTATTTTTGTTATTCTTTTTTACTTTGCATTCTGCTCCAACATCCTTAAAAAAATGTTGAATTGTAATGGGTAATTTCCCCCACCGACCTATTCCAAGTGGGAATTTCTCTGGTCCTAGAATATAATTATCTTCTGCAACGGGTGGAATGTCTTCCATGGCGGGAGTCTCCAATGCAAAATCTGTTTCGGGATTTTCTACAACACCTTCACATTGGGCACGTCGTTCTTTCTGTTTTTCAGTGAATTTTTTGTAACAACACGGAATACATTTATTGTCTCCCGTTGCATTTTTATGAAATCCGGGATAATGTTTAATGTATTCTCCTTTTTCATCGACATGCTCTTCTTGAGCTGAAAATTCATATACATAATGGCCGGGTATTACTTTGGTGGCATCTGCTGGCAATACTTTTCCACATTTACCAGATTTGACATCTTCCTCCGAGATGATTGAATTTGTCTTTAAACACCAATATCTTGGACAAACATAGTAAAAAGATTCTGGATTGTTTGGGTCATCTTTGTTAGATGAATAAGCTAACACATCATCTGGTGTAGAATATTCACCTGGATATTCTTTTTTGGTTTCTTCTAATTCTTCTTTTGTTAGTATAACGGGTTGGCGACGAATGGATGATGGACACATACGAGAATATGATTTAAACTTATCGCCTTTCATTGAAGAAAACAAGGTTTTTGCTCTGTCTTCCATACGTTGCTGAAAAAAATAAGGATGAGACAATGGCATTCCATCAATGTTGTGTATATCTTCTCCTTTTTTTGCAACGAGTTCTTTTGTGGGTTTTGGTTCTTTTTTTGCTTTTGGACCTTTTGCATTTGCATTACCTCCACTAGAATCTTCATCCATTAAATATTTATTTTTGTATTCACCTAAGTCAGAATCATTTCCATCTTTTTTTTCAGATTCAGATTCCGATTCAGACGATGCGCTTTCTTTTTCTTCGTTCTCTTCTTCTTCTTGTTCTTCTTCAGAACTACTTTCATCAGATACCTCAGATTCAGATTCAGATAAATAAACATCTGTATTTTCTAATAAACATATTTCATTAATTCTCTCAACGGGATAATTTGTTGTATGTTCTGTTTGACTTAATCTTATCCATGAATCCAGATATATTGGAATCATAGTTAAATACTCTAACCGATTAATGCCATTGATAGTAACAGTGACATTTCTTGCCACACGGTCCGTGACAACGAATGTTTCAAAACCGGGCTTTTCTCCAGAATTCTTTTGCCTTTTGTTTAGTTTCTTTTTTTGCTCAGCTTCGTCCCGCACTTCCGCAATGATTTGTGTTGCCTCTCTTTGAGAAATGCCAAATGAGTTTATTAAGTTTTGTTTAGTAGTAGATGCATGTATTTTATTTTTTTCATATTCTAACACAAACTGTCGAATTGCGTCTTTCACATTGTAACCACCCATTCGTTTATATCTTAAAGAGATGTTTGCTTCATTTTCAATCAACACTATATTGAACACACTACTAACACATGAATAATAATCCGTTGTATTTAACATTTTATCCACTTTAACAGTTGTTTGAAAAGACATGTCTTTTATGACTACATTTGTATGATTGATTCCTTGGAATGCAGCCATTTTATATCCATTCTGTTCAAAAAAGGGCAATATTTCTTCATTTATAGATTGAACGGATTGCCGAATATGCATATTTAATTCCTCCAAATTGTCATATTGAAGAGGGGTATCAAATTTAATCGAAAAAGTAATGTTTCCATTTGGTTCAAATTGGCAAACAAATTCATGAGACTCAAATTTGGAATAAACACACACCGATTTTGTATTCCCAATTGATTTCATCAACTTAAATATCTGCGCTTTGGGAAGACTTGGTATTTTTTCTCCATATGTTGATTTTTTATTTACATAAAGTCTATATATGTTATCTTGTTTTGCAGAAAAATTGTATTTAATCAATTGTTTATTCTCATCCGCATGAATTAACTTAAAAATGACATCAATCGGAATTTTCATTTCATAATCTGGTAATAATGTTAGTTCAATTGATTTTATCCCTTTACTAACATATTTCAATTCTCCCGTTCTTTGGTTAAACACTTCATGTAACATATTCACCTTGTTTATTGAACTGAGTGAATTGTCAATGGCATTTTGCGTAATAGTTTGCAATTTGGCAATATCGGATGGCTTTAATTTAGACCGATATCCAAGAGAATTCAATAATGGAAAATAATTGGCAATAATAATATCTGCCTTCTTACTTGTTAGAACATCATCTACAAGGCAAGCATATATTGTGTTATTCAGCAATGGTGGATAATCTAACAAAACATGAGAGTTATTGCTTGTTACATTTTGGATTCTTTCATAATCCTTCAAATAAAAGGGATTTACTGCACCCACATCATATGAATGTTGTCCAATAGAAAAAAAGGTATGAATTTCTTCGGATTCAAATTCTCGAATCATATCATCTAACACATATTCCGCTTCTTCCACTTCAACTTCTTGGTCTACTAGATTTTGTATGAGAAGCTCATATTTTTCTTGAGGAATTGAACAATTTTTTTGATGCTTTTCAAATAATATAACGGGGTCTGTTACATTTGCATCTGCTCCGTAAAAATACATCTCATGAAATGATGGCATTTCTTCTATTTCATTTATTGCGTTTGCCCATTTTAATTTGATGGTTAATATGCTATCATCTGGGTAAATTGTAATCGGAACAATTTGAATGTCGACAGCACGTTCCTCTTTGGTAAACAACCCCGATTCTTTATAGTTGTCTTCTGTAATCTCAGAGTTTTCACCTACAAATGCATATACCCGAAATAAATCATTCTTCTTTAATTGTGCTATTTTATACATATACATATTGCTACATTATTAGTATATTTTTATTTATAAGGAACTACGTTCCATGTGTCAAAACAACTTTTAAATTTCATTAAAGGTTGTTATACATCATAATAAGGGTTGTCTTTAATCATCATGCTACAGTATTCACGAGGTTTTTCTTTATAATCCTCTGGAATATATATTCCAATTTCAATGGCTCCTTCTAACAAAAATTTAAAATTCTCCCAAAACTCTTGTTTATGTCCAACTGACAATGTCATGATGTGAGCCAATTCGTGAATAGCTACAAACGTAAGCGTATTAATGTCAATTAATTCTTTTCCGTCTTTCTTTTTATTTAAACAAAATGCAATCTTTTTACCCTTATTTTCACTGTACGCAGTTAGTGTGCTTGTAGGCAATGTCTCTGTTATTTTAGTTGTGCTAAACCCATTATACAATCGATTTACATCTTCACGGTCTGGATATTTCTTTTTCATGAAAGCCACTAATGTCTTACACTTTCCCGCAACAGAAGCTAACAAATCTGCGGATTTTTCCAAGTCTTCTTTTTCCCTAACACAATACTTTTCACCGTCTACTGTAGATACAATGCATTTTAAATTGTATGTATCGGATTCTAAAAACATTTTAACCGATAATCCAACTACAATGGCTACTAACACATAGAGAAAATATTCTTCTTTGATAGACATATTATATTATCTGTTTTTATTTTTAACAAATTCTTTTACTTAGTTTACTGGCTACCACAACCCAGCTCAAGAGGAACACGCATCAAGTCGGGAGAAATGGTAGTCTGGTTCCAAGGTCCCACATTCATCTGGGGATTAGGAGGTTCAGAACGGATTTGCAGATTGGCGTTTCTCAATGTTTGTCCAATGGTATCAATTCCAATGTGGTATCCGGCTTGCAAGAGATTAATTCCTTGCAGTTCACCCGACCCAGCGGGAGATAACTGAGCCCACTGATTATTTCCGTCCTTGGGGAGCAAGGCAGATGAATCAGCCACCCCAGACTGAGGTGCCATTGTCTGAATCTCATTAATATTTGCATAATCATTTGGTCTTTCCTCAGCCGCTTGTATTCCTACAGTTGCGGGTGCTCCGGGAGCGCCGGGGGCAGTGGGATGTGTTGCATCCGGAGAATTCTTGTACTCTTTGGCCATAGAATCCGCTCCTTCGGGGAGTGAGTAAATTGATTTGTCTGAAAAATACTTGTAAAGTGTATTAAAAGCATACATAGCAACTATTAAAACCATAACGGCAACAATTCCGTTTTCACTCAAGAGTTTTTTCAAAGAAGCGATACTCATTATATAAAATGAACAATAAAATATTTTTTTGAATTGTATTTAATTCATTGATTTGCTAAATGTCATCGTCATCTTCGTTGTCTGAAATGTCAATATCAGAATCAATATTTTTATCAATTTCATTTACCACCAAGGAATGTTTTTCTTTTAAAAGTTGGGCTTCTAAATAAATTCGACGCAGTTCTGACTTTAATTTATCTGCTTTTGTAATTAAAGTATTGTACTCTGAATAATATTGGTCAACTGGTCGTTTTAAATGCAATGGCTCTGATTCTTCTAAACGTTCGCTAATGTTAAAATCTATTTCTAAAGGTTCAAAATCATCTATACTAACAAATGGTTCTGGTTCTGGTTCTGATTTGGGTGGTTGTTGTGGTTGTAGTGGTTCTTCTTCTATAATTAGTTCTACATTTGGCTTATCTTCCACAATTGGAGGTTCTTCTATAATAGGAGGTTCTAATGGTTGCTGTTGTTGTTTTTCTGGGTCTGGTTCTAAACCTTTGTTAGTTGGTTTGATAAAACAATTTCCTAAAAAATCATCGGGGCTCACTATCATTGATTGTTTTAATTCTACTTCCATCTGAAAATTTTTAGATGTAAATTTAATTCCATAAAATTCAATTATGGTAATCATTGTCGTGCTATCATTGATATCTGAGTGAGATATTTCTGTGTTAAAATCATTATACACCTTCATATTGGGTTTCACATTTACTCTTAATATATAATATTTTCCAGATTTGTATATCTTTAATGGAGACACAAATGCAGACTCAATATCATCATTTGTATACGTTGTTTGAAACCATGATTCACCCTTTTCACAAATTAAAGAATGACACTTTAATTCTAAATTGGTAACCCAATCAATGAAAATAGAATCATCACTCTGAAACATCAAATCACAATATATTTTTTTCCCGGAGGTTACAAACCCCGCTTTGGTGGTGCATTTAGGCGTTTGTATGTATATTGGCTTATTGTGCATAAAAAGACGAGTTACATAAGTTGAACCCGGATGAGCGACTGGAATTCCTAGTTGCAATTTATTAAAATCATAGTTCATAGTTGGCTCGATAATATTATCTATCATTGAATTTGTCTCAGATAAATAATGTTTTTGTCTTACGCAAAAAATGGAAAACAATAATGTCTACATTGTTGTAAATGATGAAAGATAATTTTGTAAAACAGTGTTTAGAAATATTTAAACGAGATGATGTGAAACAAGAGACTAAGTTATTGATGACTCCTATTATTGACATTATATTGCACGAAATGTATCCTTATTTGTATTTAATTATTTTGTTAGTTGCTTTGATTTTCATTCTTATTCTTGCTATTTTGGTTATCCTTGTTTTTTTATTAAGAAATAAAAATGTATTTAGTTCTTTACCGATTAATGCATTGTAATTTACTTTTTTCTTTTATTATAGTATAATGGCTCCTAAGACAGTAAAACGACGAAGACGAACAATGCGAGGTGGTATGTCTTATCTATCACCAGCTGGAATTAATGATATGCATGCTGGTAATTTTGCGGCTGGTCAGCAGTCCGTTGCGGGTGGTTCTGGCACAGCTCCAGATGTTAGTTTAGCACAAAGCGGTGGAGCTAGGAAAAAGCAAAAAGGAGGATACTTTGCGGAACTATTGAGTGCCGCTGTTGTTCCCTTTGGATTAGTCGGACTTAATCACTATGCCCACACTTATTCTGGCAAAAAGCCTTACATGGGAAAGTCCAGACTCAGCAAACGCATTCGAAGTCACCGAAATAAACGTTAAATATTTTTATATTATTTGTTAGTTGTTAGTAAATAATATATTAAGAGAGGAGTTCGTTTGATAGAAAGACGTAATAATCTTTCAATGATTCCTTTTGCATGTCTTCCTTTTTAGAAATGTTTAATACAACTTCTTTTAGTTTACTATCTTGTATATATGGATATATTACACCTAATGCCAAAATAACATCAAACCATACTTTATTGTTAGATATAGCCTCCTTGTAAAAATGACTTCTTCCATAATCTATTATTTTTGGAATAATTCCATAACTTTCAATAATAAAGGTTTGCCCCTCTATACAATAATCGACCGTCTTTTCATTTATAATATCTATTAAAATGTTCCCACTATTAATGTTCCCGTGGCATATATTATATATTGATGCCAATTGCATTATAATGCACGCAACTTGAAGAATAATAGATTTTATAACGTGGCTTTCTTGGTTTTTCACCAAATAATCACTTACGTCGCCGTGTGCAATGTATTCATACACAAAAAAATGTAATTTATTTGGACCATTACCGCAAAATCGTATTTGTTTTATTATTTTTGTATTATATTTGTTTTTATCATCGTCGCATGTAAATTCGCATATAAGTTGAGCTGTATTACGGTAACCATTTATAGTTTGTAGTATTTTTAATTCAATATGCAAATGAAAATTGTCTTTGTCATAAACTTTGACTACAACTGGGTCTTTATAATCTTTTAATTTAGATAATGCCACATGCACAAATTCATCTTTATGCATAGATGTTTCTTCGGATGCTTTGATTGTTTTATATCCTAACAACAAATTTTTTCCACAGTTTACCTTATAACTTTCCATACCAGTAATACGGGAACGGGGACATTTATTTAATTTTTCAAAAGATGATAACTTTCGAGTTACATTTTTACTCGATTGGTGTTTTCTTCTTGTCTGGTTATTCATATTACTAACAAAATATATTATATGTATAATATATAAATATGATACATAATCTTCTGTCATCTAGTGAAATTGCAGACATATTAAATAACGACCTTGTCATAACCAATAAGGCCAAACTTTCATCGCAACCAAAAGTTGATTTTTGTATTGAATTGCCAGTTGAAATTAAATCGGAATTCCTTTACAACAAATGACATCCATTCCTATGAGATGGATTAAGGGAGATACTCCCCCACATATTGACAAAGGGACCGATGATTTTAATAATACTTATTTGATGTATTTAACAGACAGTGCCGGAAATTTAATTATAGATGGGCAATCGTATCCAATTAATGCAGGGGATGCCCATATTTTTAATGAAGGACTTTCACATTCTACTATTAATACTGGAGATAGTGAACGTTTAATGATTGGACCTATGAGTGAGAATGGATTTCATGTTGGTATTGCATATTATATTATTTACTTTGATAATGAAACTGATGCAATTCAATCCGCCGCATCAATTCCAGATGGTGGATATTATCCGGATACAACAAATGCTATATACGCAAACACATATGAAGAATGGTATACAATACAAACAGTTACCGACATTTCAACGTGGTATATTGCAACAAATACGGGTGGAACAGACCCGACGCTGGGGATGTATTAGTTAATACTGGTATATATTATTTGTATCACACACCAACCCCACCACCAGCTCCTCCAACACCAACACCAACTCTTTCATTCTCGATGCGCAGTTTATTTACTAACAACGCT